AAATAAGATAAAGTATCTTCATCTTCACTACTGATTTCTTCAGCAGTTACTGGCTCATGAGCAGGAATAGGATCATTCATTTTAATCTCTTCCTTTACAGTATAAGCACCAGCAGTTGCTTCCTCACCTAAGACTCTCATTAACTTAGTTTTAAGTTCATCATATGTCTTATAGTTCTTAGGATTGGTGAACTCAGTTAGGTCATGCATATTATTATATGTTTCTTCTAACTTAGCCTCATCTGCACTTAAGAACTGAGATGCTGAAGAGAACTCTGACTTATCATAGTTTCTATAGCCTTCAACGTTTCTTATCTTAAGCTTAAAGTCAGCGCCTTCCCAGAAATCAAATGGATCGATTGGTGTCTCGTCCGCGAAAGCTGGATTCATAAGATCATAAATCTTATCAAATATCTTCTTACCAAACTTATATAAGAATACCTTACCTTCGTTTTGAGGTGCTGATGGATCATTAACCACATAGATATTAGTTACGTAGTGCAACCTTCTCTTTTGTGATCTTGCCTTATCCTTATCAGACTCGATACCTGAGTTCCATAATCTTGAGTTAAGCTCGCCAACAGGATCAGGCTGACCTACTGAAGTAAGAGAGTTTTCAATATACCATTGACCAGTTGGGCCTTTAAACCCGTGGTCCCAGTATCTTACGAATGGAAGGTTGTCATCTTTACCAGGAAGAAACCTGATAACTGCATAACCATTACCTGCCTTATCGACAGTTGGCTTCCACATTCTCTCATCTACATAAGATTTTGTTTCACCGGTGTTAGTGGCTTCTGCTGCTTTGATAATTTTATTGATATTTGAACCGCGACTGCGTTTTAATGTTTCGAATGACATAGTATTGTCTCCTTATTTACTGAAATATTAACTGAAATGTAATACTATATATAATAGCATTTAGTTGAATAAAGATGAGTCAATAGCATTCTTCTTAGGTAAGAAGTTTAAGTCCATTGCCTCAGCTTCAAGCTTATCTTTAATAACTGGCGATATAAACTTTCGAATGTCTTCGATTTCTATATTGTTAGTTTCACAGACCTTAATGATTGCATCCATGTATGGAATTTTAAGATCTGCTACGGTAGCTTCGATAAGCTTTGTAAATTTAGACTTTGATAAAAATTGTTCTTCTATTTTCATTTGTCTAAAATCCTTAATAAGATCGTATCTTTATTGATACGACCATTTGCGTCTTTACGCTTAACCTTTTGGAGCTTCTCATCTAAGAACTTACTTATTTGATTATAGCTCTTGTTAAGTAGAGTTGGAAAGATTTCCATTGGCTTTCTAAGTTTAACCTTGAAACTTGCCTGTGTATTAAAGTTCTTAATTGTAGAACCAGATATTTCAAATCCACGTGATGCCTCAGTTTCATAGACACATAACTCTTTATATTTGGTATTAAAAGTATATAGCTTGTACTTACCAATAATTTGAATAGGATGAATTGATACGATCTTAAAATCATTATCCTCATTCTTATATTGCACTTTAGAAACCTGCTTATCTGCAGCCTTAGGCTTCTTAAGTTTAACTGTACGTGATGCTTTAGTAGCTGACCTGATTCTTTCAAGGTCTTCTAGCATGGACGTACATATTTTAATTCTTTGGTTGAGGACCGACCGTTTAAGGTGGGAGTAACCTTCTACAGCTTGTTCGCATCTCTTATGATATGCGTCTTCATAATCAAGAAGCCAGCCCTCAACCATAGGCTTAACGTGACTTATTGCAGTGTTTGTTAAGCCGTGATACTTGAATCTATCGTATAAGTTAATAGTGGCATCTTCACCTTCGATCCACTTGTCTTCAAGTTCAAGTAATTCTTGCATAATAGTATTATTAATCTTACGTACTAACCTATCCTGTGGTGATAGTGATATCACATTTAAGTTAGCTTTCTTTTCTTGTTGTCTTTCTTTATATAAGACCTTACCAGTTTCAATAAGAGGTATCATCTTTTCAAAGAGGTGTGAAAGAAAGTCAGCAGCCTTTTCAGATTCCATAGTCTTATTTAAGTTGTTATTATACCAGTAGGCTGTGGCCGCATGGTGTGTCATAGTAAAGTGATAGTCTGGATTACAAAGCATGTACTTTGATGGTACAGGAAAGTTTTTCTTAATCCATGTCTTGACTTGACTTATACAATCTTTCTTATCAACTTGTAGATGAAAGTAATCTTTTACCGCATCAAATCCTTTATCAATTGGAACACCTGCTAATCCAGTTCTTGCTCCAGCTCTTACGTTTTTCTTTTTGGCTCTTTTGCCTTTTAGTGCTTGTAGTCCCATATTAAACTCCCATTTATATGTTGTTTTCGTTTATGTAATTAAGTGTTGCGCTTCGTACTATAGTAGGATATTCTCCTAGGTATGTACCAGCATCTAAATCTTTTTTAGTAACTAAGTGCTTATGCATGTGCTCAATGTCATCATAATTTGCAAGTATGTCTTTTGCTAACTGATCGAATTCACTATCTGGAATTAAGTTAGTGTCAAGTTGATAATAAGCAAATGCACACATTAAATACTTAGCAATAGGATTCTTCATTAAGCATGACCTCTTATCTTAAGAGACTCATGCATTGCATCAGTGTCAGTATAGTACTTATCCTGATGAGCGATGTTAATCTTAGTAGATATGGCAGCACCTAATCCACTATTTTTTTCGATGAGCTTTTGAGCAAACTCATCTTGATGAGTTGGTGACATTGCTTCCAGCTGTCTGATAATATTGGCATAATTAAACATATTTGAACTCCGCTTTTTTCATTTTATAGATATATTCTATCACAGTTTTTCCGAAAAGTAAAGGACTTTTTTCACTTTTTTTCATTTTTATTGTTAACATGTTAATTACGTCTCATGGTGGCATATTCTTTAGCATCAGCATTTTTACTAACAGGTACCATGTTTGACTTATGCATAGTGGCTATACCTGTAATAAAATCACCAGTATACTGATTGGCAGTTTTTTTACCGACTATTGGACCTACATAGTTTGAAGTAGGAAGTGACTTACCACTACTATATACCGGAACTTTATTACCTGAACTCTTAGACTTGTGCTTTAGCTGATCAGGATGTACACCGCGAGACCTAAGCCACTTATCATGCTCAGCTTGAGCCTTGAGCCAGCCGGGCTTACGAAAAGGTTGCTTTTTTTTCTTGGTATTATTATTGTTGTAATAGATCGGTAATAAATGCATTGTCATTTTTAACAGCTCCAAATAAATTAGTTAAATCAATATAGCCATAGTTGATTGCAAATAGTATTGCAACGATAATCATAATAAAAACTGCATTACGAAAGAACCAACCAACTATGGAAAAGAAGACGCCTACAATCAATGCTCCAGCTACTGCGAAGAAGAGGAGTTGAAAATATAGTGGAAGCATCGATTGTATTTCGGAAGGACTAGGCATAAAGCTCTAGCTCCTTTTGTGCCTCCTCAGGTGTGGCAAAGTAACCACTGTACCTGTTGTACGGCTGGATAAATCCTTCGGACTTATCTATCTTGCCGACGTACCAACCGGCAGCTGAGGCCATAACGATGGCTTCAGATACGCCATCATTATCGAATTGAATGTCTTTGATTTGTTTTTGAATTTGCATTTTAGTTTCTCCGCTTGTTTCATTTTATAGATCTATTATACACTAGTTTTTAAGCTTTGTAAAGGAAAAAATGCAATTAATTTAAATTTTGTTATTAACATGTTAACTATGTTCGATACCTCTGAACATCGTTTGGACCAGAGATGCTAGGCATCTCTGGGCTCTTATTCTTTAAAGCATTTATCTCTTCAGTTAATTCTTTAATACGCTTATATAAAGTATATTTTTCTTTAACCTCTTCAGCTATCTGCTTTTCTAATAATTCAATCTTAGTGAATAGTTTCTTCGTCATCTTCCAAATCCAATCTAAATACAAATTCCATTCCATTATCATTCTGCGATTGCTCAACACACTCGCCTAGAGTATATTTTTCATCATCGACAGTGAAGATGATTTCATTTTCTTCGTCAAACTTTTTTAGCTTTTCTTTTTTAAAATTTATTACATTTGATTTTTTAGACATACTTTTCTCCTGTATCTAATTACGCACCATTATTGGCACAATGTGTTTAGATATTTTTTCATTTTATAGTACTATTATACCATAAAAAATTAGGTTTGTAAACAGTTATTTTATTAACTTGTTAAATGTTTTGCGTGAATTTTACAACCTATGAAGTTGTTGTAGTAGTCGTTACGAAATAAAACATCATTATCAAACTGGATCTTAGCTTCATAATATGACATGTCTCCTTTCGTCTTACAAAGTTTAATTATTTCTCTCTTAAACTTGTCTTGTCCTCGTGATTCCACAAGTCTGCGTACTTCATCTGAGGAACCATAGTATTCTCTCCAGTCAGACTCCGTACGTGTGCGTACACGTCTCTTGCGTGACTTGGTGATTGGTAGCGTCTTTGGTTTCCAGAAATTCTTTTTTCCAATATACTTTTTGTTGGAATCCAGTTCGGTGATTTGATATACAAAGCCTTGATAATCCTCTGGCGTTTTATTATATTCTTCTTCGTTAAAAGTCCACATCGATTCCATTTATTGAATAAGTCTTACCGTTAAAGCCTTTATCCATCTTTTCTTTATCTGTCATGTTTTGACTATTTATTCTTGTCCACGGACTGAACTTCTTCAGGCTCTGCTCTTCTTCCACACATCGGGCAGTAAGAAGGTTTTTTATACGATGCCACAAACGAAGTTTCATCACATTCTTCGCATTCTATCTGGTAGTCTTTCAATGATCTCTTTCCTTCTCTCTATTGTTGCCTTACCCCATTCTGCGATCTCTTGCGTTGTTCTTCCGCATCCTATGCAAAAGTCTTCCTTGAGAGTACATACTTTAACGCAAGGAGAAACAACTTTAGAAATCGATTTCACATGCACCACCGGCACATGCGGCTGCAGCGAGTGTATCAACATCGGTATACTTTCTTTCTGTTATGTCTTCTTTCCAGTCAACAGTCTTTAAAGTTGATTGTATCTTATTCCATTTATGTAAGAGGTACGCATCCTTAAGACAATGCTCAGCTAAGTTATTGTCTGATCCTAAGTAGTTATCAGCAAACTTAGTAAACCTTCTTATCCAGTCTTTCTTCATAGCATTCTCTGATGACTCGAGAGATATGTCTTGGCCAAACCCCTTTGCTGTGGCACAAGCATCCCATAAGTTTGGAAAGCATTTCAGTGAGTCCACAACCATACCTGAAGCAAACACTGCAGCATTACCATACTTCTTAACCATATCCTTTGCAGTTATGACGGCAGTATTAGGTGCTTGGTTATAGTCTTTATCGCCAGTCATTGCTAAGAAAGATATTCCAGCAAAAGCATCTCTATTTTCAAATACATATTTTTCAACTTCATCCCAGTCATCAACTATGATAGTATTTGATACATTGTGTCTTATACCCTCATCAGCACATAACTCTTCATTAGTACCAGTTTCAACCCAGTGCTTTTGAGCTTTCTTAACGAGTTCTAAGTGCTTAATTCCTAGTAAGTCATCTTTGTACATTGAACCCTTATTAGGCAATATTGGAAATGATACGACAACATCAGTTCCGCCGGCAGACCACACTGAGTCCTCGACCATGTACGGGTTTGTTTTCATTATAGCCTGAGTTATCTCAGATTCTTTATTCATCTGTACATTTCTGATGTACATAGAAGAGTGTTCTGCATGTATGCCTGATGCAGTTTGTAATAATACAGATGCATTACCACTAGGCTTAACACATGTCGTTCTTGCGGCTGGATTAATACCAATGATTTTAGCAACCTCACGGTTTACATCCTTAACTATTTGAGCACCTTTTTCTAGTATCTTTTCATCAAACAGTATGCTAGGATTATTCATCCATCCGGTTATTGAGACGCCAAGTAATGCTTCTCTATCAAAGATTTTCTTTGAGGTATCAGTTAAGAACTTGAAGTCGGTGTACCCTGCTTGTAGGGTACCGAGGATAGACGCTGCTCGGCATGCCTTATAGAAGTCTTCCTCGGTATTGCATTTCCCTCCGTTGATTTCAGTTAGGTTACAACCTTGCCAACCTGACTTTTTATTAATCTGCGGATACATACCAATCTCCACACATGGATTAGTAGTATGTTCTGTAGACTCAACGAAAACGAATCCTGGTTCACCAAACTGCTTGACTGATTCCATGATCTTGCCAAACTGCTCTGGTGTAGTCTTATCTCTTACAATAACTGCAGAGTTGTTAGACCTTCCTCTTTGAGGATTATCCATAAACCAATTGCCTGTCTTAGCATTCATCATTTCTTCATCATCTGGCGAGAAAAGACAAATTGTCGCTGACCTACGTACGCCGCCTGATAATACAGCATCAGCTGCATGCATCGTAATATCATATGCGTGAATAGGTTGAATAGCTATTGGTTCTTTGGAATCTAATACAATACCTTGAAGTAAGTGTTCTATTTTATCTAATGACCTACGTAAACCATTTGGACCTGGAGCCTTAAATCCACCTGAAATAAGTGCGCCTTTTGGTCTGATTTGTGATAAGTCAAAGTATACTCTTCTACCTTCGTATTCTGGGTATTTACCACCGCCTACGAAGAATGAAGACATCAATATGTCAAGTGCTGATGCCCAGCCTTCTATTGAGTCTTCTACTATATAGCCTTTCGCTTGCTTTGTTCTATTTTGTAATTTTGGTAATTTTTTAATGTGG